AGAAAGTTTTTTATAGATTACAATAATATAATAGGAATATGGCAGATACCGGCATCTTTTGTACAACGGCAGAGGTCGCGCGTAAGGCGGGCACTAACGCAAGCGCCACATCCGTCGCCGAAGCATATACTAATGATTATGTAACCCAAGCGGAATCTTTTATTAATGTCGCAACGCGTTATAATTGGAGCGATGCTTATTCCGGCTTAGATGCAGACGTCAAAGGCTTACTTAAAGAAATTGCATCCAATCTTGCTGCGATATATGTCATTATTTGGGATATGTCCGGATTCACTTCGAGGATTGAAGCCGAAGATATGATAAACGTATTAAGAGATGCTGCATTAAGGGGAATCTCATTACTTCGAGATAAAAAATCCGAAGACTTTATGAAAAACGCATAATGGCTCATAATTATATAAAATACCCAGAATTAACGACAAAACAAATAAATGAAATGCCATTCGACTCACCACATCCACAAATTGAGGCAGACTTTAGAGCGATGGTCGTTCGAGTACATGATGGAGATACAATCAACGTACGAACAGACTTTCGAGATTTCGACTTTCCGATACGCTTCTTAAACATAGATGCGCCGGAATTAAACGCAGGCGGAGAATACGCTCAACAATGGCTCGAAAATCAAATATTAAATCAAAAGGTCGATATAAAAATCAATCCCAAAAACAGAGTAGACAAATATGGTCGTTTACTTGGAACAGTTTTTTATCGCGGATTAGATATGGGGCAAACAGAATTATATCTCGGATTAGCGCTGCCATTCAACAGGCGAAAAGAAGGACAATTACCTATTTTAAAAAAGGAGTTAAACGTAAAAAAATGGTTTTAAACTTTTCAGAAGGATTATTCAACCAAAGCAATTTCGATAATGTCGGTTTAAATAGTTTATCTTCTAATATAAATAATGTTGCGATTCTACTTCGGAGAATAACAAATCAGACAATTAATAATAATTTATTAACTAATGTCTTATATGACCAAATTGTTTTTCAGACCGACCAAGTTTCTTATGATGGAGCGACCGGCAAAGTAACAATCTTAGAAGATGGCGTTTATTTAATTGTTGCCAATGCTTCCTGGGCTAGTAATGCCACAGGATACAGGAGAGTTCATATAATAACGAATCCGGCAACGTGGAATGATTTAGCTCAAAACTTTATGGATGCTTCGGCAACGGGTTTCGCAGCTCATGGAGCAACTTCAATAAGTTCATTAAAAGCCGGAACAGAAATATATTGTTATGTTAGCCAAACTTCGGGCGGCGCTCTTAATATATCAGTAGCTGCAACAAACTTCGCAGTTTTTCAATTAATAAAGGTGTCTTTATAAAATGCCAGAAACAGAAATAAGTTCAAGCACAGCGTCGGACCTAACGAATACTATGACCGACTATTCAGTAGATGAAATCTCAACAGATGGAGCAGGCGACCAAAAAGAAACTACTTGGCAAATGACAAACTGGTCTAGGAATCTAGGCTATTATAAAACCATTCCAGAATTAAAAACTGCCATCGACACTAAAGCAACGTGGACGATTGGCGCAGGCTATGAAGCAGACGAAATTACCTTTATGATTATTTCCAGAATAAAAGGCAACGGCAAAGACACATTTAACTCAATCTTAAAAAATCTAATTAAAGTTAAAACTATCGCGTCAGATGCTTTCGCGGAAATCATCACAGATGACGACGGCATAATCTTAAATTTAAAACCCCTGGACCCGAGTTCTATTGTTATCGTCCAGGACCAAAAAGGAATGGTAAAGCGATACGAACAAGTCAGCAAAGTTAAACTACCTAATAAAATATTTCAGCCAGAAGAAATCTTCCATTTATCGCGGGAAAGAATCGCAGATGAAATACACGGAAACAGCGTCGTAGATGCGGTTAAATGGATTATAGATGCACGAAACGAAGCGATGACCGACTGGAAAAGAGTAATGCACAGATTTGTAGACCCGCTCTGGGTATTTCATTTAGATACAGACGACACCACGCAAATAAATGCTTTTAAAGCCAAGATGGATGCAGCCAGAGCAACAGGCGAAAATATGTATATTCCTAAAGGTACAGTCGTGCCGGAATTAATATCTACCGCAACAAACGCGAGTATGAATCCGCTTAATTGGATAAACCATCTAAACGATTATTTCTTTCAAGCCGTAAACGTGCCGCAGATAATTATAGGAAACGCAAAGGAATTTACCGATGCTTCCGGAAAGATTGTTTATCTCTCCTACGAACAGAGCGTAAAAGCAGAACAGCTCTATATTGAGGAGCAAGTTCTAGCGCAGTTAAATCTAGAAATTAAACTGACATTTCCCGCCAGCTTACAGAATGAATTAATCTCAAGCAAAGACCAAGATTCCGATATGACCGCGTCGGCTCCTAATGATACAACAGCGGAAATCGAGGGCGCATAATGGACTACGTACAACTTGTTTCAAATGTCGGCTTTCCAATAGCCGCGTTTCTATTAATCTATGTTGATTTAAGAAAAATTATAAAACATATGATAGACACAAACACAAAGCAACACTATGAAATAATTAGAATAATAGGTACAGTTAAAAATGGCTAGAAAAGGTAAAATAGTCAAAGCTAAAGGCGTCATTCTAACGCCAGAACAGCGCTCTAGGGCAACACCCGAAGCAATAAAACAGTCTGAAACCAATTTCAGAAAGAAAAAAAAACCGCACATTCCCGCTTCTAAACAAACCACCAACCCGCAAAATCTAGGAGATGAAAATTCTCCTAATTTTGTCGGACCACCAAGCCCGGGCACAAAAGCAAACCCTATTAAAGATTTACCCGCGTTTAAATATCTAGATACTCCGCCTTCAGGCTGGAAAAATGTTATTAATACTTTAAAAGCGTCGCATCCATTTGCGAAAGAGCATATAAGCGCAACTACAAATAATCAATTTGTAAATAGTGCCCTGGAATTTATCGCAAATTCTCCAGCCGCAACCGCTCTTGCTCTTTCTGGCGTTACTGGATTAGCTCGCGGAGCAATAGGATTAATAGGCGGAAAAGCAGCAACTTCCTCAATAGGTAATGTAAATCTAGTCGGCGCATCCACAGGCATCGCAGGCAGAGGAATCGTCGCCAATTCCATAAACACAAAAGCAACTGGCTCTTTATTAGTTAAAGCAGGATTCTCTGTCGCAGCTGCGCTTTTTATTCAAAAAGCGGCTGAAACTTATCCATTCGCTAAATTTGAAATAGCCGAAGCGATGGATAAACTCGGCTATGCTCGAGCTAAAGCAGTTCAAGAAGGTGACCAAGAAGCAGTTAATCAGTTAAATCAATTACAGGATGAAATTTTAAACCCCCAGGGCTGGGAATTAGTATTATCCAAATTACCCTGGACTAATATACACAGAGCAGCATCGCGCAATATTGATGCTGCAATTAGCGGAACTGTCGTTTTTAATAAAATTATTGCAGATAATTTACAACAAGAAGCGAACGGCGAAACAGACAGCGATAAATGGAAAAGAGCCAGACAAGAACAGGCAGAGATGGATAAAGCAGCAGTCGATTATTATAACGAACAAAGAAAACAGCAATTAATCTGGGAAAATGAAGCCCGCGCAGAAGCAAGACTCGATGAAGCTCGCGACTGGTCGCTTGCACAGGAAGAAAGCAGACGCAAAGAAAGAGAAGACCGCGAAGCTATTGCATTATTTTGGCTAGAATATAGAAAGAAATCACAGGAAATCGCAGATAATTCTAGACCATCCAATTTAAATTTTGGTTTAATTTAAAAGCTCGCTAGATCCATAAATGGATCTTAGCCGGAGCTAGAGGTAAGAATGGAAGAAGAAAAAAAGATAATTGAAAATGAAGAAGAAGAAAACGAAGACGAAGAAAAACAAGACTCTTTTATTGTTCGAGCGAATGAAGCAGCAGCCAGGCAAGAGAAAGCAAATGAGCAGCTGGCGGAACTTTTGGAACGCCAAGAATCTCTTTATGCTGGTATGCAAAAAGCTGGTAAAACCGAAGCAGGCGTCACATCCAAAACAGAGAAACAAAAAACTAAAGAAAACGTCGAAAAACAATTCGAAGGAACGGGCATAAATCCGTTCGACGGAGCTGGCGCCGATGCACTTCATTAAAAAGAGGTGCCTATTATGCCAGAAACACCGCAAATTTATTAAGAATACACCCCGCGACGAACAATCTATCTGCGGAAATTGCTGGGATTGGAGCAATCCCGACCCGGAAAACGAAAATTATATATAGTTTCTTCCTAATTTCTAAACTTGAGGTGCTATAATGGCAAACGAAGCAGTTATAATCGAACTGTTTAACGGCGGAAGACCGATAAGGTTTACTTGCGCTGATGGTACAACCATCGAAAAAGGAACTATGCTGGAATTAACAGACCCCAGAACAGTAATAGCAAATACTAATGATGCAGCTCCATTTGTCGGAATCGCAGCAGCCGAAAAGGTCGCTAGTGATGGAGCAACAACTATCGCAGCTTATACTGACGGCATTTTTGATATGCTAACAGATGCAGGCACAGATGCAGTCGGCGTTTTAGTAGCTAATTCTGCAACAGAGAACACAGTCGAAACAGCAGACGCAGCAGACATTCTTGCAGGCGCTAATGTCGGCAATCTATTGGAAGCAGCAGGCAACGCAGAGGTTTGCGCAGTGAGGATAAATAAATAAAATGGCAGACGCAACTGGAATGGCAGACTTGAGGGCAGAGAATGTTTCTAAAATAGTTACAGGATTTGCACTACAAGAATACAAGATGAAACAACTTTGTATGATTCAAAGCTCCAATGCTTGGACTGAAACATATTACAAAGAAACAGCAGCAGATTTAACAGGCGGACTTGGCAGCGCAGTAAAAGGCGTGCCCAGATTAGCAGCTTTCCCATATGGCGAGGTTACCTGGACCAAAACGTCCGGAAGAAATATTAAACACGCTATGGAAGGCGTGATATCCTGGGAAGATGCAAAGACCAATGCAATCGACGTAATTGCTAGAACTCTTTTAAGAATAGCAAGAGCAGTCGCTTCCAGTGTAGATGGAGTAATTGCAGCAGCAGTCTTAGCAGACGCAGGAAATACAACCGCAGCCAATGCAACTTGGAACAATGCAGTCATAGCTGACCGCGACCCAATTCAAGACATCCTGGACGCAAAAGCATTAATTGCTATCGACAATTACAATGTAGACAGTAACGGATATCTTTTAGTTCATCCAACAAACTACGCCGAACTTTTAGGAAATGCAAACGTCAGAAATGCAGGACAATTCTATACTGATGACGTTACAAGAAACGGCAGAGTCGGCAGATTACTAGGTTTAACAGTTATCTCTAGTAATTCAGTCACAGAAGGCGGAGCTCAAGTCGTAATCGGTAAAGAAGCGTGCACATGGAAAAGTGTCGTCGGATTAACAGTAAAGACAATTGAAGACCCAGGAATCAAATACACAATCAGAGCCTACGAAGTCGGACAAATTCAGACAGTAAATCCCGACGCAATCTGTTCAATAACAGGAGTATAAAATGGCACTCGGAGATGTAACATCTACTTATGAGGGCACTTTCGCAATAAGTAGTGCCGCTCTAATTACAGAATTAGATACACTCAACACTGGAGCAGCAACAGCAGGCGCCGATACTAAATCCATTATTATCGTGCCGTCTGCAAACGGGCAACAAGTTAGTATTTTTACAATAGCGAGGTCAGCAGCATAATGTCATACAAAAACCGAAAATTAGTCTACGATAATTTAATGAAAACATCGCCGGAAAGAATCAGCGAAGCATTAAAAAAAGAATTTGGAAAGCCAGAACAACCACCACCACCACCACCAATAAAAAAGAAGGTAAAGAAATATGGCGTCTGAATTTATACAAGTATTAGCAGTGAAAGAATTTGCTAACACAGAACTAGGCACATTAACAGATTCAGGAGCCGGAGATGTAGCTTCCGATGCTAGGATTAGAATTTCTTTTAATGGCACTGATTATTGGATTCCTTTATTTAATACTGCGCCATAAGTAGAAAGTTTTTTATATTCTTCTTACTTTTAACCTATTATGCCAGCCGGAAGACCCCGCAAAATAGAAAATCTTTTCAAAGTAACCCCTTTTAAAACTTCTTCAAAAGCGGGCGAAGCTGGCTACGATAACCCGCGAGAAAATATCGACCCGCATATTAAAACTAATGTAGTCAGCGCCGTTTCTATTCGAACAGGCGACCACAATACCGCAACAACACCCGAGGTCGTGAATGTAGTTTATGGAACTGGCGCAGCTCCTGGCGCATCCACAACCCCAGAGGGCACTATTTTTATACAATACACAGCTTAAAATGGCAGACCTAACTAAATTAATGCGAGATACACCTAAAAGCATACAAAGTGTAGAGGGATGGGGCGACCAAGCAGATAAAAAAGATTTCAGAAACATTTGCGTCAAAGAATTAAAAGCGTGGTTTACCGAGGTCATTCCTAAATTATCAAAACCCAGCCAAAAGATAATTAAAGAACACTTTGGGAACGATTCTTTATGGCAATAAGCATTGTAAATGTAACTACAAATACCGATGCAG